GCGGACGGTAGGCATTCACCCAAGCATCCTTGAGCATGAACCTCGATACTTGAGGTAACAATGCCGGTAAGCAGCTTTGCCCACTTCTGATCTCATAGTCGCCGTGGCTGACCACGTACAGCACTGTCGGCTCAAAGACGTTCATGAAGAAATGGAATCTGTCCCAAGTTGCGTACCTGTCGGGGATAGTGATGACTTGAAAACCACGATGCTCGCAGGCATCTTCAACTATCTCCAATAGTTCGTTGTTATTCCCGAAATGGTAACCCTCAACCAGCAATGCTGTTGGTGCATCAGGGTTCGTTCTGAGGAATACAATGTAATCCCATAACGAGAACTCGTAGCTCTGAGACAACAGCCCTTGTGTCCCGCCTGCGCGAATTGTCACACCATATTGCCCAGGAGGTGCAGGATTACCGTTGGAGTCTGTACCATCCCAAGTGGCATTGATCGTAGTTCCAGTGCCCGTAAATACTTTGGTCGGAGAGGACGCTCCCCGCTTCTTGAACTCTATCTCCCAGTCTGTAGGTTGCTGCTGGTAAGCGGTAATTGTCGTTGTACGCTTTGCAGGGTCGGTGTCATTGGCGTCAAACAGACCGTTGACCACATTCAAACCATAGATGCCGTTGGAAGTCGTCACTGTTACAGCTTGCGAAAGTCCCGTTTCTTGGTCACCATCGGCGACTGCCGCTCTAATAACGTGTGTTCCGTTGTCATAGCGGTAGGTTTGCCAGATTACTTCAGGCCGTGTAGGAGCCGCCGAAGCAAGCGGTTCGTCATCTACACTAACACCGATGTTAGTGATGCCCGGTTTCGCCCCATAGTAATCCCAAGCCTGAAGCTTGATTGTCATCGTTCCTGAAACAGTGTCATTCTCAATCGGTTCGATAATACGTATGGAAGGAGCAGTCAGTGAGGCAAACTCAGCGTATCCTGTAACAGTCATACCACCGACAGTCACCGACACATTAGCAGTTCCTGAAGTACTCGGGGCCTGCAGAACCAGTCTTGCCTCTCCCACTGCATCTGTCGTCGAGTCCGAGCTAATGACCGTGCCTAAGTCCACATTCCAGGTTACGGACTCATTCCCGAACCGCCTACCTTCCTCGTCTCTGACGATTGCGGTGATTGTCATCTGGCTCACGCCGTCTGGCGGAATACGCTCGGGAGAGGCAACTATGTCTATCCTTCGTTGGAGAGCAGACAGGGAGAAGTCGATGTCAACCGGGGTTGTCGAGTTGACGGTGGCAAGTTGCGTAGTGGTCTTGTAGCCGAGTATGCTTGCGGTAACAGCATGGTCACCGTAGGGAACGGCTAGGGTGTAGTTAGCGGTATTGCCCGAAAAAGTGGCCGTAGTTGAAGCACTGGCGCAGTAAACCCTAACAGTTTTGCCATCTGCACCCGTTGCCGTTATCGTGCCGGAAATCGTCCCCGAACCAGGTTGAGTGGAAACAGGAACCGGGGGCACTTTCCATACGACCCGGATGCTGGAGCTTGCGCCTTCCGGCCATTCGGCGGCAGAAACACCACTTAGGGTTACATAGTCATTGACCGCTGGCAGTGAATCATACGTAGTGTCATATACCTTGACACCCGTATGCCCGCCGTCGGCGGCGACTGCCGAACCGTCGTCAATCCAGAAGATTCTGTTCTGGCTGTCTACCGCCGTCACCTTGCCCCAAGCTCGCACCAAGAGACCGGTGTTGTTGAGACCGGCGTTATCGACATCGTCCCGCTTTCCGACTGGTGGGGTAAACGGAAGAACTGCGCCCCCACCAAGGTCTCGGTTACACATACCTACTTCCCTTGGCCGGGGATGAGTGTTGTAGTCAAGAATTGTGACGCCATTCCGGTCGGCGACTACGGCACGTTCCCCTCCTCCTGTGCCCATCTTGCCCGTGATGTCTACGAGTTGACCGTCGTAGACGTAAGTGTTCGAGCTTATCCAGATGCCAAACGAACGGTCGCTTTTCTCCACGTAGAAGAAGCCGTAGTCGCTGAAGCTTGCGGAGACAATCGCGCCATTCACACTGACCGGAGCACCGTCGGGCAAGTGCTTGAGTGAGTCCTTGGAACCGGCAGCGGGAGGATTAGGAGGAGGTGGCGGATCGTCGGCTGGGGGGAGTGGTGATTCATCTAGGGTCGTCACCGCCGTCGTTTGGGGCACAAGCTCAGATAATGCTTTCTTCGTAATGCCAGGCCAGTCCCATCCCCTGAAGATGACTGGTGCAGGAATGCCCTTATCGTTGCAGTATACGAAGACCTGCGATGGCGATGTTATTATTACTCGCTGCTCAACACTGGCAGTTCTCAGCGTTTGAAGTGTTCCCGTTACCTCGACCGTCCACCAAGGTTCGACCGGCAGCGGCCTTGTGCTCACGACGAGTATCTGCGGTCGGCTTTTCAGCCACTTGTCCGTCCATTCCTTGATGGCAAATGACCGGCCACTTACGCCGCGCCACATGACCTGCTGATAGGTCAGAGTGACCGAATCGCCATCAGACTTGCTGCTCAGGCACCACGGAATGCTGCCTTCTGTCGTGTCTTGGGCCGGGGCTGCGTGAGCACCAACCGCGAATCCCAAGAGCACGAGCAGCAGAAACCCTAACGACACTGTTCTGGTTGCACGAATCATGATGTTGCTCCTTTCTGTTTGGCTACACTGTTACCTCCCCGGGCGTTATTTACAGGCCGATCAGCCTTATGCCCGCCTGACTGGCATCTTACGCTTCCAACATCACTTCGTCAAGCTCAGCATTAAGCAGAAGTTACCCGCCGTAGATGATGAGTCGGTGCTTGCGATTGCACCAAAGAATCCCGGCACGCCGCTTCTCCCGCCAGTAAATATCAAGTGGAGGACACTTGGATAACCGGCGATGCAACTGGATGACTATCAGCCCACATTCATCATAGAGATCGAGGGCAAGCGGCTCTCCAAGGACATCACCCACGAGATAACCTCGTTTGTCTTCGAGGATAACGAAGAGGAGATGGACGTGATGGAGATTACCATCACGGACCGGTATCTCCAGTTCGTGGACGATCCGCTGTTTCAGGAAGGTAACGAGATTGCCGCCCGGTTCGGCTATGTCGATGACCTATCGCCAAGGAAGATCGCCGTCATCAAGGAGATAGACTACGATTTCCCGGAGACCGGCGAGCCGACGATCAAGATCAAGGCTTTCGACAAGGGGCACAAGCTCGCGGGCAAGCAGATTCAGCGAATCTGGCAGAAGCCCGCTCCCGGGATTCTGTACTCGGAGATCGCGGCAGAGCATGGGTTGACTCCTGTGGTGACAAAGACCGTCGGCAGACACTTGCGTGTGGCGCAGGGCAATCTTTCCGACGCCCAGTTTCTGAAAACCATGGCGGCCAAGAGCCGTGACAGTGACGGCAAGGGAGTCACGGGCTATGTGTTCTATGTCCAAGATGACGAGCTGCACTTCCATCCAAGGAAGCTCGAATCGCGCGCGGCGATGGCGTTGGAGTACTTCACCGACCGCGAGGGCGTGCTGCGGTCGTTCACTCCCTCCACCCAATCGCAGGGTGTGAAAGGCGCAGGGACGGAGACGAGGGCAGTCGGCGTCGATCCACGCAAGAAAGCACACGTCGAACATGCGGCCAACAACGCGACCACTTCCGGCCGGACGTCGCTAGGAAAGAAGACATATCTTGCCGACGGCAATACCGGCGAAGGCAAGTTCCGCAAGCAGGAATCCGGCAAGATTGCTCAGAGCTTCGAGCGGTCAGAGGGCTTTTACGAGGAGCCTCGTCAGGAACCGGCTCAGGATAAAGCCGAGGGGCACTTCAAAGAAGCCGAGCTTCGGCAGGTGGAAGCGACCGCTGTCACCATCGGCATTCCGACTCTTCACGCAAAGCAGAACATCGAGATTCGCGGAGTGGGACGGAAGTTCTCCGGCGCTTACTACTGCACTTCCGTCCGGCACATCTTCGGTGACGGCTATTCCTGCGAGTTAAAGCTCAAGCGCAACGCACTCGGCAAAGGCGCTGGAGCCAAGGCGGCTGAGGTCAAGGTCAAAAAGAACGAATACGAAGCTCCTCGACAGCCAAAGAAACGCGCTGTGATCCGAGCAGGGTCTGCGACTCAGGTCAGGCAATCCCAAACCGCAAAGCCGGTGAAACCGAAGCCGAAGATGGTCCGAATCGACGCCAACACAGGCAAGGTACTCAGCAACTAATCAGGAGGTCAGGTAAATGCAGATAGATCAGGTAGTCAGGTTCGTGCTGGAGAACCGTGAGGTTCTTGTGGCCTTTCTCGTCGCGCTCATCGCGGTCGTCAAGCTGACGGCATGGGGCAAGGCGCAGGCAGCCGCGCTCGACGCGGTTGTCGGCGTCATCGAGCGTATTGGCGCTCACGAGGTGAAGTCCGGTGTCGCCAGGACAGAGCTTGGTCTTACCGCAGCAGCCAAGGACGCTCTTAGGGATTCCGTGGCTAAGGCCGACCCGAAGAAGTCCCCTCCAAAGAGCGGCTGGAAGATCGTTCGAGAGATATTCAGGGGCATCTAAGTGGCGCTTCCCTTCCAGGACGAACAGCACGAGGAACGCTACAAGGACAAGTGGTACGGCAAGTATCGCGCCTTCGTTCGGGACAACAACGATCCCGAGCGGCTCGGCAGGCTCAAACTTGAGATTCCCGCTGTGCTTGGTTTTGGCGAGGAGAACTGGTCGGACTGGGCGTGGCCTTGCTTTCCATACGGAGGCAACGACGATGTCGGCACGTTCCTCGTGCCCGAAGAGGGAGCTAGCGTCTGGGCGGAGTTCGAGGGCGGTGATCTCCAGTATCCTATCTGGACAGGCGTGTGGCTCGCGAAGTCCAACCCAGGCGAACAGCCCGAGGAGTCAAAACGGCTCTGCTCAAGTGCGACCTGCCTTGACTGCGAAGACAAGAACGAGCATGCCTCGGATTCGGCCGACAACAAGGAGCACGGCAAGTTCCACGCTCATCCGCCATTCTACTGCCCACGCAGGAAGGTGCTCGTCAAGACGGAGACCGGCCACACCATAGTGATGGACGACCGGGACGAAGAGGAGTTTCTGAAGATCATAGACAGGGCAGGCCAGATCCTGCACATGCACTGCCCGGTCAAGAGGGAGGTCCAGGTTGCGAATTCTAGGCGGCGCGGGGCGCACGATTTTGCGTCAAGCGAGGGCGACGGCCAAGCGGGTGCTGGTTCGGGCGGTCAACAGATCGATATCGCGCGGGATATCAAAGGCGGCAAAGCGTTTGTTCAAGTGACGGACGCCTGCCGCCAGTTCCTTCGACTTGAGGCGTGGCAGGATAGGGAGAAGATTCATATCGTCTCCTGCGACAAGACCCGATCGCGCTGGCAGAAGATACTGATCGACACGACCAAGGGCCGAGAGAGCATCGGCATTTGGGGGCTAGGTGGCACGCAGGAGGTGCGAGTCATCTCCTCAGCGGGTGGTGAACAGATCAGGCTCAAAGACAGGACGGGAAGCAAGGTGATCATGGACGGAGCGACCGGACATATCGTCGTGCGCTCGACCGGAAAGGTGCTCATCAACCCATGACTCAAGGAGAGGAATCCGTGAATGATAGCCAGCGCCAGGGCCCGACGAAGTGCGGCTGGGTGGAAAGCGAAAGGCTTCTCGCGAAGACCTTCGACGCATGGCGGGCCGAGTTCCGCTCGATACTCGAAGACCATAGGCGGGATATACAAAACCGTCTGGAACACATCGAGCGAGAGATCGAGAAGAAGTCCGATAAGGAGAACGTCGAGCTGATCGTCCGGGGCATAAACGATGAGCTTTCCCGGCACGCGGAACAGATCAGGGAACTCAACACTGGGCTTGGCGGCAAGGTTGGCGTCGATACGATGTGGAAGATCGCAGGGTTGGTTGTGACCATCGGCGGGATAGTGAGCGGCATCATAAGCGCGGTCATCAACTACTTCGGAAGGCGCTGAAGAATGCGACCACAGGCAAGACTGGGCGACGTCTCCAGCCACGGCGGAACGATCATCACTGGATCGATAACTGCGTTCGTGAACGGCAGGCCGGTCGCTCGCATGTGCGACGTGCACGTCTGCCCGATACCGGGGCACGGCGTCACCCCCATCGTTACCGGAAGCCTGGATACGGCGACGGACGGCAGGCCGAACGCAAGGCTGGGTGACATCGCGGGATGCGGCGCGGTGATATTGAGCGGCAGCCTGAATGTGGGAGACAACTGAGGTGAGCGTGGATCAGGTTCAGTATTGGGATGTGTTCCCGAAGACAATCAAGGTCTCAAAGAGTCCGCTGGGGACGGTGGTTCCACTGTCGGTTCGTGGCCTTCCAAGGGGAACTGTCCAGTTCCAATCTGCTGACGAGATAGTGGCCACCGTCGATGTGAACGGCCTTGTCACTCTCGGGCTGAATGTCGGCTCGACGGTCATTGTGGCTTACGATTCGGAAGACAGAACGAGCGCGCGTTATGTCATCGCGGAGGTGGTCGCGGCCGCAAGCGAGATTGCGGTCTCCTAATATGAGTGAATCAAGAGTCGTCTACTGGGACATTCGCCCGCAGGCAATCATCCATCCCTATGACCAGCAGGCAAAGTCCGTGCAACTGGATGTGGTTGGAAGCCCGGAGGGTGAAGTATCGCTCTATTCGTCTGATACCAACATCGCCGCTGTCTCCAACGGCGTGCTTACGTATGGATCGCTGTCTGGCGCGGCGGTCATAGTCGCGGAGGCAATCCGGGATGGCTCTGTAGTTTCTCGGCGCTATCTGCAGGTCGATGTCTACCGTGAGCAGGGGCCGTCAGTCGTGAGAGATATCACCGAGACCGGCTATGTAGAGAAGCTTGGCGGTGGAGTCTGGCACTTCAAGTACTTCACCGACTGGTTCGACCGGTGGGGATGCAACATCCGTGTCCAAGGGGAACTCGCGCTTACGCTCGATCTCGACAGGCACTACTGGATGTACTTCGACGTCTGGGGCGCGATTGAGAGCTTCGGCGCTCACAATCACGACTGCCTGGACATCTATTTCGACAACCGCTGGAAACGCAACTTCAATCCGCCGCCAGTGATCTACCCGGCCTGGAACCAGCCCTGCGTAATCCCCAGGCGAACCGAGCGGATCGACCTGTGGGAGTTCATAGGACGAAGCGTCACGGTGCGGTTTGTTTGGGATACTAAAGACGCGCTATATCAGATGTTCGACGGCTGGTATGTCGGCAATATAAGACTTGTTCCAAAGTGGTGGTACTGAGATGGCAGGTGTAGGCGGCGATCCGCAACTCATAATCGAACAGACAAGCTCGTCCGAGAACCACTACGAGCTTATGGCCCTGGCCGGAGTTGTTGCTGAGGTCAGGGATGAGGTGCACGCGATACGCGTGCTTCTGGAGCAGAGCTTTGCCACCTCCGAAATGATGCGCAAGGAGGCGCAGCGGGTTCTTGCCCTGCACGAACAAAGCGCCGCCCAGTATCTGCGCAGACTCGACGACGATGCGGATGCGCATCCCTTCCGGTCGGTTCCCACTGGCACAACCATTCGGGATCTTCCCGACGGCGGCAGGTTGTTCTCGTTTTCGGACGGGTCGTTTCTCAGAGTCCTGCCGGACGGAGGAATGGTCTCCGTCGGCGAAGACGGCGTATCAAAGCCGGTCGCCCCGTCGCGCGCGGGAAAGGTCTCTCTGCCGGGCGGCACGGAGCTTAGTCTGGTGAACGATGCCATAACTGTTACGCACGATGCTTGCGGTATCGAGGGGCTGCCCCACGACGTGGAGCCGACTCTCGCCGCTGACGGGAGATACACGGTCACGCTGGCCGATGGAGTTCGGCTGGATGTATTGCGGCGCGAACGGCTTGTCACAATAGCCAATCCGATAGGCACGCTGAATGTCATAGGCATCGGCCGCATCGATGGCGTCGGCGAAGAGATTCAACCAAGAAGCATCTCAGGAGGGTCGAAGAGCTTCCGTGCAATGGAAAGCGGGCACGCCGGGATGATAGAAGCCGACGGGACGATTCACTTGTCCCTCGTAAGCGGCCTAGATTTGGTTATCCGATTCCCGCAGGATTCCGGCGATGGCAGCGACACCGATACGGGCGCGGTCTGCTTCGACTGCCAGGAGCACGAATAGTGAGCACGGACTTCCTCGGCAAGGGGCTGCGATTTCCGTTCGCGTTTGCGAAGCGATCCGGCGGCGCGCAGGTCTCGACCGTCACCTCGGTGGACCACGCGCACATCCACGAAAGCATCCTGCAGATTCTGGGGACGCGCCCGGGGGAGCGGTTCATGAACTTGGAGTTCGGCTCACGTCTGAATGACCTCGTCTTCGAAACGAACGATTCCGTTTTGAAGGGACTTATCCGGCACTACATCATCGACGCAATCGAGCGATGGGAGAAGCGAGTCTACGTGACGGATGTGTCCTTTGACGAGTCGCCGGAAGCAACCGATAGCAATACATTATATATACGCATTTCTTACCGGGTGATAGATACGCAGGTTGAGGGCAATCTGGTCTACCCCTTCTGCCGGGACATCCTTGCGGACTCATTGGAAGACATCAGGAGAGTTCCAATTGGGTAGAGCGAGCATCTCGTATAGTAATAAGGATTACGAATCCCTTCGCAAGGAACTGCTTTCGCGCGTTCCCCAGCTTACCGACCGCTGGACCGACTTCAACGAGTCCGATCTGGGTGTCGTCCTGCTGGAGTTGTTCTGCGGCGTCGGGGATATGCTCGCATACTACCTGGACGCGCAGGCGGCGGAAGCATTCCTCCCAACGGCCCGGCAGCGGCAGAATGTGATCAACCTCTGCAAGCTCATCGGCTATCTGCTGGATTCGCCGGTTGCCGCCACTACAACGCTGCGGTTCAAACTGCCGTCCGTGATGACTGAAGACATCATTATTCCAGCCCGAACTATCTGCACAGCCAAGCTAGACGACGGGAACGTGGAGTTCGAGACCATCGAAAGCGCGACAATCCCGCGTGGCCAGCTTTCCGTAGATGTCGGCGCACGCCAGGGTGTGCGAAAGAGCGAGGAGTTCATCTCGACCGGCGAGCGCAGCCAGCGGTTTGCGCTCTCTTCGACTGTCATCGCCCAAGGCAGTATGCAGATCCGCGTCGGCGACGATGATTGGAAAGAAGCGCGGTCATTCATCGACAGCGCGCCGGACTCGAAGCACTTCCAAGTCGAAACCGACGGGCTGGACGTCACCAGGATCATCTTCGGCGACGGAGTCCGCGGAGCGATTCCGCCTGCCGGTGAGATTGTCACTGTCGAGTATCTCGAAACCCTGGGTTCGGAGGGCAACATAGGTCGGGAGCTGGTGACGGAGATCGTCAGCCCGATCTACCACAGCGGAGCACGGATCGATCTTTGGGTCACAAACCCCATCGCCTCCACAGGTGGCTCCGACCGCGAAACTCTGGATCACGCCAAGCTGCAGGCTCCGGCGGAACTGCGCTCTCTATGGAAAGCCGTCACCAAGGACGACTACAAGGCGCTCGCGGAGGGCTTTCCGGGTGTGGCCAAAGCTCAGGTGCTCGACGCCAACGACTGCTCCAACATCCGCTACTACCAGGTGAACATGGCCGTAGCGCCGGACGGCGGCGGGCTGCCCTCGCCTACACTCAAGAGCGAGCTTGCGGAGTTCATCGAGTCCCGCAAGGTCATCACCATCGAGGTAAACCTGTTCGATCCGAGCTACCGCCCCGTGAATATCGACGCCGAGGTCTATGTCTATCCTACCGAGCGGCCTGACGCCGTCCGCATGCGGGTGGAGTCGGCGCTTCGTGAGTTCTTTGCCTTTGAGAAGATGTCATTCGGCCAGCCTGTTTACTTCTCGGATCTCGTCTCGCTTCTCGATGGGACCCGTGGCGTGAGTCACGTCACGCTCAACTCTCCGCAAACGGATATCGAGATACGACCGGGGCAGATCGCGACGCTGGGTGAGGTTCATTTGGACGTGAGGACGGCGGCGCTATGAGCGGCTACTTCGATAAAAAGCTCGTCGACCTGCTGCCGCCGATCTATCGCGAGCGGGATATGACTGGTGACTTGCGTGCTTTCCTTTCCATTCCTGCCGCAACTCTCGATGAGATCAGAAGCCTCATCGACCGGCTCCCGGATTTCTGGAATGTGGACGCCTGTGATCCCCGGTTCCTTCCGCTCTTGGCGGCCTTGGTCGGTTATCGCTTCGACCCTATGCGCGACCCGGACCTCCAGCGTCGGGAGATCGCCGAGATCGTCGAGCAGTATCGACGCAAAGGGTCTATTCCGGCAATCCGGCGCGCGCTTGTCAATGTCGGTTGGCAAGGGGAGATAGAGGAGACATTCCGAAGCGCGCTGCGCCTGAACCGGCGTTCTGCGGTCACCCGCGCGAAGCTCCCGGGCGAGCTTTACAGCCTCGGGGTCTACCGGATCGAGAGCAGAAACATCGTGCCATTGATACGGGAAACGCTTGCCCCGCAGCATCCGGCGGGAACGCGGGTGTTTTTCCTGCAGTGGCTGCTGTCGCAGGAATCGATGGAAAACGACTTCCTTGCGGCCTTGCGGAGAACAGTTGCCTTGCACTCGACAGGCCGCATCCACGATGTGTTCGTCATTGGCCGCAGGTTGCTGAACTCGGAGCATAGGCTGACAAAGAGACAGACCACGTGGTCGTACTGACAGATCGCTCACCAGAGCACGCTTGCCCAGGGCTTCGAGCGGGCTGGAGTGATCTTTAACCGCTGGCACGGGCGCACATCGGGCCACAAGCTGAACGGTTTCATCTTGAATACGGAACGGCTGCTCGGTGTCGAGCTTTCGGAGAGGAGGCTTGCGTTCATCTGCGAGATAGCGACCGAAGAGCCGGACGCAAAACCCATTGTCTTCCGGCTCGTGCGGGAGCCTCTGAACCGCTCGAAGCTCGCCCATTCGACCCGCTCTTGCAGATTCACGTTCCGGCAGAGGGACCTTGCGGAATCGGCGGCGGCCGGCTTCACGGCTGCGGCGAATCTTTACACGGTCACCAAGTGGCCGGAAGCCTAGGAGGAGAACATGGCAATCCATCTTTACAAAGACGCTGAGCTTACTCAGCAGATATCCGAGGGCACCCTCACGAACCCCGACTCGGATGTATTCAACGGGACTGACGGGGAATCCAAGGATCGGCAGCTTTACCTTGCGAACGAGCAGACCACTCTCTCGTCCGCTATCGACGGAGCCACTACCACAATTCAGCTTGCCGAGGCGCGCTTCGCGGACGGCCAGATCATCATAGTTGGCAGCGAGCAGATGCTCATCACAAGCGGCGGCGGAACGGCGGAGCTTACCGTCGAACGAGGATATGGTGGCACTACCGCGGGCAACCATTCGTCCGGCACGAAAGTTTACTCCGGCTACAAATACAGCGATCTCACCGTACAGCCCGTCGACGAGGTAGGTTCGAGCGAAGCGTCCTGGGTCAAGCTCGCCGCTGACCAGCCGGAACTCGACGCTGCCGTCGCGGGCGCGTCACTTGCTCTCAACAACAAGGCCCACAACACGACGCTCTCTTTCTGGCGGCGGATCACCGTGCCTGCGGCCACGCCAGTGCAGAACAAGACCGACATCAAGCTGCGGCTCACCGGCACCGAGTCCCCGATCATCTGAGGTAGGAGATGGCATATAGAAGCACAAGCGGAATAGCCAGCAACACGGCCGACTTCTTCTCGAAGTTCAGGAGCTTCATTGTAAGCACGGTCGGGTGGACCGTTCTCGCCGAAGACCTTGGAGCGGCGAACCCGTTCCTCTACATAGGCTCGTCGGGTGAGTCAGGAAAAGAGACGATCTACCTGCTCTTCGACAAGTATGCGGCTACGGCGGACAAGGTATGTGTGCGGAACGCGCTCTGGTGGAACCCGGGCACTCAGGCGGCAGTCCTGCCTGCCGGTTCCACGAGCTACAACTACGTAGCGACGAAGGACGCAACCACGTTCCCTTACTGGATCTACGCCGACCTGGATCACATAGTCGTGGTGGTGCGGATAGGAACGAGTTACCAGGCGTTCCACTTCGGCATAGTCAAACGCTACTGGTCGGCCAATATGGCGATAACCCAGGCCGACGTGAGCGCGGGCTCGGGTGTCGTCGTGCCTGTTGACAACGCTTCCTACTTCAAGGCTGGGCTGTACTACCAGATCATCAACCGCGACAAGTTCGAGCGGATGCAGGTCACCGCCGTCGACACGGTGTCCACTCCTCAGACCATTACCATTGCGACTCTTGCGAACAGCTATCTCGCGGGCACGCGAGTCGGAGAGGACGTGGCTCCGGTGATGATGTCTCGCAGCGACACCGCGCTCACTCAGCTTCATACCGCCTCGCGTTACACCGGATGGAACACCTCGCTGATCGATGTCCAAGTGGCGGGTTCGGCCGGAGGGGCTTATGGCAGCGCGGCAAACGACTGCCGCTACAACCTGATAGGCATCTTCCCATATTGGGCCTACTGCACTACTACAGGCCAGTCGGAGATACGGGGACAGCTAATCGAGGTGTATGAGACATCGACCTCCTGGGGTGTCTCGGAGGACGTGATAGACGCCGGGAACGGCATAACCTACAAGTTCTTCTACATCGGGACGAGAGGATTCGCTATCAGGGAGTAGGTATGGCAACGAGAGTAGGCAAGCAAAACCCGGTCGAGAGCAAAGCCTGTGTGTTTGTCCCGAGTACGAAGATCGTCCGCATGTGCGGCCAGGCGAAGAGCATTGCAGGAAAGCTGACCAGGCGTGGCGACTCGTAACGGCAAAGCAACTACCGTAACGCCCAGAGCGGGAGCGGCGTCGCCGCGCTTAGTCCAGTTTCGCAACGCCGGTCTCGCCTCGGTGTGGGACTGGGGAGACGACGCCGGCACTGACGAGCCGACCGGGATACCCATTGCTTGTGATATCGACTGCGCGGTCGGGGTGACAGCGGAAGCGTCTATCCTGGTGGATTCCGCTCTTGCCGTGAACGGCGCATACGTCGTCACCGCGGATATAGGCATCGTGACCACGGGAGCCATCGCAGTCCTCTACGACGAACGTCTGGCCATATATGAGGTGGCGGCCTTCGCCAAGAGCTGCGATCTGCAGGCCATCGCACTGAATGCAAGGAATGTGCTCGCCGACGAGCGCGTTGCTGTATCGAATGCCCTGCTCAAAAGCCTTGACGTTCGTGCCGAGATAGCGCGTCCGGTGGCGAAGCAGTTCGATCTCTCGCTGCGGTCCCGCGCGCTTCGGACGGTCTACGGAGATCTTCTGATCTCGGTGCCGAATCCCACGCTGCTTGCCTCCGACATTTCTGTCGCCGTCAGCGGAAGGCTGTCGGTAGGCGGTGACCAGCGGATCGCCGTCTCCAACTCCATCGAGCGGCTGGTCGACTGCCTGCAGAGCGCATGGGGCGGAATCGAGCAATGGTCGGATATTCTTCCTATCGTGGGCAGGAGCGCCTATCTGCAGGCGGATCAGGGTTGGCGCATAGGCAATACCCGTATCGCAAACTGTGGCGTCGCCGCCGTGATCGTTTGCCTGATGGCGCTCGCGTCCGACCTGGAAATACGGACGACAACGAGACTTGCGCCGGACGCCGACATGCGTCAGACCGTCTTTGGGGTGATCCTCCGCGAAAGCCACATCATAGAAGTGTGAAAGGACAACACGATGTCACTTGGACTCATAACACGAAGCGGCCGCGTTCTCACGGCCCGGTTGCTCAAAGGCGATCCCATCGACGGGATAACACACTGCGCCATAGGTGACGGCGACGAGACGTTCACTGATCCAATGAACCCGCCGGACGTGAGCGTGGACCAAACGGCGCTCAAACACGAGCGCGCAAGGAAGCGATGCTACAAGATTGCGTTTCTCGCCGAAGACCCGCAGGGAGTCCTGGAAGTCAACGGCGTCCGCTACTCCGAGACCGGGCTGGAAACCCAGATCATCGGCGTCTTCTTCCGGTTCGATGAGGCCGAGGCAAACGGCGTCACGATCCGCGAATACGGTTTCTTCGGCGGCAACGTCGAGTATGTCGACGGTCACCAGTCCGACTACGCCGAGGGCGGCGTGTATGACCCGGCGACAAATCCGTCCGGGCAAGTGAAAAGACCCGGCCACCTCTACGAGGTGAAGAATATCCCCGATTTCAACAAGACATCCGATACGCGGGTGGAGCTCGTCGGGGTTATCAAGATCTAGGAGGCGATCATGTCCATATCCAGAGACACATTCGACCCGGCCAAGAACTACAAGCGGGTTCGCTACCACCAGGACCGCGACCTGCTGGATTCGGAACTGAACGAACAGCAGGATATCGCGATCCGCGAGCGCAAGAAGCTGGCCGATCTACTATTCAAGGAAGGCGCGATCATCGGCGGCCTCGTGCCCCAGGTGGCAGGAAACGTTGTCATGCTCTCAGTCGGCGTGGTCTACATCGACGGCCATATAGAGCAGGTGCCGGGCGCGACCCTCACCTACGATCCCGCCAAGACTAGCGGCGTCGACTACGTCTACGTCGAGCTTTTGAAGTACAACTACACCCATAACCAGGACGCCATGCTCATCAATCCTGCGACCGGGGAGCCGACCGCCGAGCGTGAGAAGTGGGTGCTCGTGCTTCGCGAGCGGGATACTTCAGGCGATGCGCTTCCCAACAACGTCACACAGCGCAAGGTCGTCCCGATCTACAAGTTCGACCGCGAGACCGGCGAAGTTACTGCTACGATCCAAGAGAAGTCGAACATGTATCTGCGCGACCTACTCGGCACGCTCCCCGGCAGCAGGATCACGGTGTCGTCCATCACCGAGGACCAGCTCAACTTCGCGGCGGCCGAAGGCTTGAACTCGCTCTTGCAGAACCTCGCGGAACGCACCTATGACCAGGCTGGGAGCTACCTGGTGCGTGGGTTTGACAGCTTCATCGGCGGCAACGATGGCTCAAGCGTCCAGGTCGTCACCAACGCGGGCCGCGCCTATATCCAGGGGTTCCGTCTGCAGAAAGACCTGCCTACAACCACCACCGTGCCCAAATCGGTCGCCACGAAGTCCGTGCGCGGCGAGCAGAAGACGTATAACGTCAATCAGCGTCGTTATGCTCTGAACTGCTCTCCTCTCGAGGAGACTACCCAGGTCGAGGCAATCGTCGAGATAACCGCCAACGTCACTCGCGGATCGGTCGGAGGCGGAGAAGACCTGCTCAGACCCAATCCGGTTGTCGACATTCTGGAGGTCAGCCAGGGGGCTACCATATTCACGGAAGGAACCGACTGGCAGCAGTCCGGCAACAACGTGGATTGGCTCGGCTCCGGCAATGAACCAGCCATAGGCACGACATATACGGTTCGCTGGACCTACGTGAAGCAGATGGTCAAGGGCACGGACTACGTCGACGGCGGGTGGTTCGGACAGTCGGGGTATCCGGCGGCCGCCCAGTACCACTATGTAGTCACGGCGCTCTCGGCATCCGGCGAGACGGAATACATCGGCGGCCGAGTCGTCTCGCGCCAGACCGCCGCGGGAGATGTCAACCTTATTACGTGGAGACCGATCAACGGCGCGACAGGCTATCGCATATACCGTGCGTCGCCCAATACGGGCCGAACCAGCTTCAAGCGGCTCAAAGAACTCGGCCCGGGAGTGACTTCCTACGCAGACGATGGAGTGGACGAGACGACGACAAGTAGCCCGCCCTCATCCAACTCCAGCGGGCTTTCGCAGCCCGTGCCTGAGATAGCATTGGGGAACACAAGCGTCATCAACTTCGGCAGGACGGGTGTGGGAAGTGATCCGGTCAGCGGGTCGAATTGCAGCGTGGACTACGACTACTACCTCGGCCGCAAAGACATCATCTATGCGACTGCCAGGGAAATCCTGCACATCGACGGTGCACCCTCGGACTTTCCGAAGCTCCCGATAGTGCCGGAGGGCACTCTTGCGCTCGCCAGCGTGGATTGCCCGCCGAACTCAGTGGAAATGACCGTCCGAAACTTCGGCCTGAACCGGATCACCATGGCCCAGATCCACCAGGTAATGCAGGATGTGGAGGATCTCAAATACAACGACGCCCAGTACCAGATGAACAACAATCTCCAGAACCGGGACGCCCAGACCAAGAAAGGAATCTACTCCGACGACTTCTCGAACGAAGCCCAGTCGGATGTGTTCCATTCCGAGTGGAGCGCACGGATCGATGGCGTTCGCAAGTTCGTCGCCCCAGGCCGCACCGCCACTCCCCGGGTGCTCGAGGTCGACCAGGCGCACAGCAACGCTCTATTCAGGGGAAGTCTGGCCTTGCTTCCGGCAACGGAGCGCGTGCTCGTCGAGCAGCTCGATTGGTCAGAGGAGAAGAATATCAACCCCTATGCCGTCTTCGAAAAGCCGCCGGCGATGATAGAGGTTACGCCAAACATTGGCCGCAGTGGGCAGACAGGAATCGCCGTCACAGGCTCGAACTTCACGCCCAGTGTTACCAATATCACCGTTCGATGCGACGGCCAGGTCGTGGCAAGTGACGTCCATTCCGACCAAGCCGGGCGCGTGACGTGTTCATTCACCATCCCCGAAACGGCACGCAACGGCAACCGGATCGTCGAGATGACCGACGGCACGTATTCCGCCCAGGCGATGCTGCAGGTTAACGATCCGCTGGTTGTCACCCGAATCGAGCGTGTCGAGGTCACGAACACCATCATCCAGCAACAGACAATCGTCCAGCAACAGACGATCATCCGTGAAGTCGAACCTCGGATCATCCGCGTGCCGGTCGAGCGAATCGTCTGGCGCACTGTGCCTGCCCGCACCCGGCGTGACCCGCTCGCGCAGACATTCAGCTTCACCCAGAACCGCATGCTCTCCGCTATAGGGCTGTACTTCACGAGAAAGGACGCATCCATTCCAGTGACAGTCCAGATTCGCGGCGTCACCACCGGCCTCCCCAACGAGACGGTTCTTGCCGAGAAGGTCGTCGCACCGTCGGAGATAGCCCTCAACGCGGAAACCAAGGTCGTCTTCAACGATCCGTTCTATGTCCAGGCCAACCAGAGCGTCGCCGTGGTGCTGCTCACCAACTCCACGAACTACCGAGTCCGCATCGCCAGCCTCGGTCAGATGGGCAGAAATGGCGTCATCACTCGCCAGACATACGCGGAGGGCGTGCTGCTTGAAAGCTCCAACGCCGAGACCTGGACTCCGTTGAACGGCTCGGACCTCAACATGCGCATCTACGGATATGACTTCGCGGCTTCCGGGGAAATCCGATTTCAGCAAGTAACCGGCGTGCAGTTCAGCGATCTGAACCTGGACGAGTACTCCGCGATTCCACAAGGGACGGGAATGACCTGGGAGTACTCGACCGATGGTGGTGTCACCTGGGACGCGATAGTCCCCGCCGAGGAAGAGCGGCTTCCCAACATCGCCACTCGGGTTCTTGTTCGAGCCAGGCTCACGAGCAACGCCCCGAACGATACCCCAGCCTTGAACTACAAGGATGTGAACCTCATCGGCTACTTGAACGGCGTCGAGGGGACCTACATCTCCCGCGAGAACGAGCTTACCCAGGGCGTTGAATCCACCAAGGTCTACGCCGAGATGAGTATCCCCAGTGGCTGCACGATAAACTGGTTCGCCTCCAACGACGGCGGCGAGACTTGGGAGCCGATGACTCTGGATACTACCCGCGAAGTGGACCAGACCTGGACGGAGTATGTGTTCCTGCGGGCGTTCACCAACCCCACCGGCAACCGCGTGAGGTACAAGGCCGTGATGACCGGCAACAACCTGATCTACCCGCGCATCCACTCCCTGGGCGCGACCTTGAGCTAGAGGAGAGCATAATGCTGGTCAAACGACGCGGCGGGATGACCGAGTTCATCCCATCGCCCTCCGAAAAGCGAGATGGCGTTATCCGAAACCACGTGCTCGACCTGCTCGCCAACCTCGATGCCAGAATTCGGCGAATAGAGGAGGCAGTCGGTTTGCCGATGGACCTATCCGACGACTTCACGGCGGTGATGGCCAGGATCACCCGCGAAGAAGCGCACGTCCAGTGGCTAAACGAAGCCCTGCTCGATGCCGGTATTGACCACGGCGAGGCCATCCCAGGGTGATCCGTTACCCCCTGCACCAATCATTCCACGCCTGAAAAAGAACACCAGATTCCTCGGAAATCCGGCTCGTTAGACTTGATGTTTCCTGGGGTTTGAGGCATTCATTAAACAGCAGGAACACCAAACATGTTTTCTGCCAGTTCTCAAACTCGGAGGTCGAGAAGTGAAACTCCAGGAACTCAGGTTCGGGGTCGAGATCGAAACTATCAAGCGGAGCCGTGGGGACGTGGCTCGCGCGATCCAGTCCGTGGTGGGAGGAAGCGTCGAGCACGTCGGAATCCCAAGCTGCTACGATCCCTGGCACGTAGTCGATGAGCGAGGCCGAACGTGGATGGTCGTTGCCGACTCCTCACTAACAAGCGTGCCGGCCAATCTCAGGTCCGAGGTGGTCTCGCCGGTCCTCAACTACGAAGATATTCAAACGCTGCAAGAGGTGGTGCGCGCGATCCGCGGATGCGGAGCTACCGTCGACCAGAAGTGCGGCATCCACATTCACGTTGACGCGACCGCCTTTGATGGTAAGACCCTCGGCAACCTTGCCAAGATCGTGCACAAGCAGGAGCCGCTGATATTGACAGCGCTCGGTGTCGAGGAATCGAGGCTCAGGAACTACACGAAGCCGGTCAGTTCGGAACTCATCGCCAAGATAGAGCGCAGCCGTCCAAAGACCCGCGAGCAGATGAACCGCATCTGGTACGGCTACCACAATCACCACCCGCAGCACTACGATCAGACGAGGTACCACGGTGTGAATCTGCACAACGTTTGGTACCGAGGCACCGTCGAGTTCCGATGGTTCCAGGCTACTCTGCACGCTGGCAAGGTGAAAGCCGCCATTCAGTTCGTGCTTGCCATCGCTGCGAAGGCTCTGAACAGCAGAGGAGCATCAAGCCGCAAGCGGGAGTTCAATCCCGCCAGCGCCAAGTATGACTTCCGGGGGGCGTCCGTTCGGGTTAAGTGCGTAAGTGGGGCTGCATTAGCAGCCTAAACCATCGTGCCTGGACAGAGGCACGACCTACCGCGACGTGTCGGACCGCATAACCGGTCCGGGGCGGCAAGCTCTCGCGGGACAACGGGGAACACAGGCGGGCTTTGGCCGCTGTAGAGGTTCCTCAAGGCAGATGAATATGGCTAAGCCTAGACTGGCTGAATCTCAACGTCTGTCCGTGAATCGTACGGGCACCTCACCAAGCCGACGGGGTGCTGGAGTCTAAATGTGCTTTACGCGAAGACACATGAAAGGGACACTCTGAACCGAGGGCAATGGGCTGTCCAACCCCAACGCCCGGCTCCAACAGGTATGCATCGCATGCCAACGGCGTAAATGAGAAGCCTAAGTTCATCGAACAAATGCGCACTTAGCTACCGGAGAAGTCTGGTGGGATGGTTGACCCTGTTAGCGAGGGAATGCCCATCAGACGGCAGAGGCCCCATAGTAGCTGTGATGTGAGGTAATGCTCACGGAGCGAAGGGGGCCAGGAGACCAGTGAATACCTAAACTAACGAGAGGACAAGACCTCAAATGATCGTAGCTCATCGTATTCACAGACTGGCAAGACTTGCCAAGCAGAACCCGGACAAGCGGTTTGACCGACTGTTCCGGGAGATCACACAGGTGGACTTCCTTATGTTCGCTTACGAACAGATAGAAGACAACAAGGGGGCATACACGCCCGGCGTAGACGGTAAGACCAAGCAACACTGGAACCCCGCCGAAGCCGAAAGGGTGGCAGCAATGCTCAAAGACGGCACCTATACGCCGTACCCGGTAAGGCGCGTCTACATCCCCAAGAAGTCGGGGAAGCTCCGACCGCTTGGAATACCCACGTTTTCGGACAGGGTGGTGCAAAGCGCCATAAAGCTGGTTCTTGAGGCCATATATGAGCCGGTCTTTCTGGACTGCTCACACGGCTTCAGACCAGGGCGCAGTTGCCACACGGCGCTCCACGCCGTCTACAACTATCCGAAGGCAAGGATGGATTGGGTTATTGAGGGCGACATCGAAGGGTTCTTTGATAATGTCAGCCACAGCATCCTGCTGCGCCTGCTTGAGAAGCGCATCAGTGATGACCGGTTCCTGAAGCTCATAGCGAAGTTCCTGAAGGCAGGATACTTCGAGATGGACATGTGGAACCCGACCAAGGTCGGTACGCCACAGGGCGGGATCGTATCACCGGTTCTTGCCAACATATACCTGCACGAAATGGACAGGTATATCGAGGAAACCTATGGAGCCAACCGGCAACAGCCGCAGACACCCCAGGAGAAATACGCCAGGACCAACCCCGACTACAACCGTATCGGGGGGCAGATCCAGCGTATCCGCGAGATGCTTGCCGGCAAACAGAAACCGGATGGCACCGATGAAGAACTGCGTGCGCGGCTGTGGCATCTTATAGCGCAGCGCAAACAGACCCCGTATCTGAAGGAACCGATAAAGCCCAAGCTCACCTATGTGCGGTACGCCGACGACTGGGTGATCGTACTGCGAAACCTCTCCAAGGCAAGAGCGGAGGAGATGAAAGAAGACCTGACTCGATGGCTGTGGGAGAATCTCCGGCTGGTCCTAAGCCCGGAGAAGACAACAATCACCCACATCACCGACGGATTCATCTTCCTTGGCTACAAGATGGTGGCCAGGCAGAGAATCCCGACTCAAACGCCACGGGTCAAGTTGGTCATCCCCTATGACTCCGCCCGGGAGACAATACAGCAAGTCAGGGACCTGTGCCAACGGGTTCAGGACGACGAGGTAGATATCATCCGCCGAATCAACGCAAAGCTGACCGGCTGGATGAACTACTACGCCTGTGCTTCAGCCCCAGCCCACGTGTTCCAGAAGGTGCTACACCATACATTCTGGGCATACGGTTGCTACCTGGGCCGCAAGCACAAGATGTACCTGAGCCAAGCAGCGCAGCGTTGGATACGCAGATGTCCGCCGCAACCGAGTAACCCTCGGGGCGGGCAGAAAACCTGGTGTGCGACAACGACCCTGCAGAGTGGCGTCGAGCGCACAGTCTTTCTGGTCTGCGCATCCGTTCCGCGCAAATCGCTGCATAAGCTGGCACGGGATATCACCGACAAAGGCCGACTTCGCTATAGAGGTCTCTACTGGTGATACCAGTGGTTTCTGGAGAGCCGTGTGCGGTGAAAGCCGCTCGCACGGTTCGGAGGGCGCTGGAGGGAAACGTGCCGGTCTTCGGACCGGTAACGCGCCCTCCTTCGACCCTATTGTTCCTCCTTCACCTTGGACTGATCGGCGACGAGTTCAAGACCGCCAGAAAGCATCTCCTGAATGCGATGCCGGGTGACGCCGCCTGGAAAAACGGCAGGCCGAAGCCGACGAACCCGAAGCCTGCCGTCGAGACATCGGAGGTGGGCAATGGAGCGAACTAAGGTGCCGATCCCGGCTGATGTGCTGGAGGGTCTGAAAGCAGTCAGGCTCTCCGGCAAGACCAACATGCTTGACGTGCCCATGGTAGTCGAGCTTGCATATGAGATGGAGCATTACGCCACGGCGCTCTGGGTGCACGAGAACAGGAAGCAGTATGCCGAGGGCATCTTCAGAGGCTTCGAGGCAACGTAAGGGGGTGAGTCCGGATGTGCGGACAAGCAGGAGTGATATTCGGAGCCAAGCGACGCACGCAAGAGGAGATTGACTACCTGACCTGGGTGTTCACCAGGCTTCTGGAACTCAGCAAGGAGCGCGGACCGCACGCGACCGGTATTGCCTGGGTGAACCGAGACGGCGAGCACAGGTTGTTCAAGAGGCCGCTTCCGGCCAGCCAGTTTGTGCGTGACAAGGCTTTCGGGCAGGTGCTGGGCGACGTGGATAACAGAGTCACCGTGCTGATGGGCCACACCCGCTTCGTGACCCGGGGCAACGCTGCGGTCAACGAGAACAACCATCCACTGCGGACCGGCAACTGCCTGGTGACTCACAATGGCACGATTCTCAACGCCGACTACCTATTCCATCGGTTCCGCTTCAGCAGGCATGCCGAGGTAGACAGCGAGATCATTGGGCGGATTGCGGACGCCTGCATTGCCGACGGCTGCATAGACGTGAATGCCCTCCGCGAGCGTCTCGCCCTGTGTCGCGGCCAGATGAGCGCGGTCATTGTGGCGAAGAGCGATCCCGGCAACGTGGTCATCATCAAGGGTAACAAGCCGTTGGAACTGATATACCACCCCAAGCTGGACGCTGTTTTCTATGCGTCGTCCGGGAAGTATCTGCAGGCGGCGTTGGCGGATGTTGCCGTTTGGGAACGCCTGACGCTCAAACCAATGACGATCTGTGTGCTGAGCTGCTATGGTCTTGCCAGATCTCGCCGGATACCATTCGACTTCGTGGCTCAAGCCGGAGCGGCGACAGCCAAAAGAGGCGTATCGATATGAGCCACAACCACCTATTCCGATTATTCGTCTACGGCACGCTCAAGCGCGGCTACTGGAATCACGAGGTTTACTGCCGGTCTGCGGTCTTCGTTGAGGAGGTCACAGTGCGAGGTAGGCTCTACGAACTCCCGTCGGGGATACCTGTGCTGAGAGTGCCGGATAGCGACATCCTCGCGGTCGGGACATTGGACCCGCTGGCGGATGTCGCAACACAGGAACGCACCCCGGCGGACCTGATAGTTGACGCGGTCCGTGATGAGACCGACTGGCATATGATAAGAGGAGAGATCATTACTCTTCGCGATCCTCAGATGTCCCTGCCCCCGATTGACCAACTGGAGGGCTTCCGTGGTATGCACAGCACATACCGCCGAGTGCTGGTGCCCGCTGCGACCGGCGGCAATGTCCTGTCGGTCTGGTGCTATGTTGGTTGCGGCAGCCTGATCCGAAATGCGCGGCCGACGAACAAGACACAATGGCCGTAACAGAGTGCGACAACCCGTTGAAATACTGGTAGTTGTAGCGTCGTATGACCAGCGCATTGGAGGCATGAATCACACAGCAACCATGACAGAGGGCCGCAGCTGAGACGGCCGGAAAGGCGAAGACAGATGACAAACAGAAGCAGACTCCTGGGATATGTCGTGCCACTTGCGATCTTGGCAGCGTTGGGAATGCATGTGTGGACGGGATTCGTCAGCCTGATGGTTATAGGGTTGGCCACAGGTACCCTTGCCGCATCGCGAATGTGGTCGCACCGGTGCGCTCGAAGAAGCTCAGCCTGCATTGACGCGATTACGAAGCTCGCCCTCAGCGCGTACTCCCCGGCGAACACGAGCCACGCCGAGCGCGTGGCGGAACTCGCCGGGCGGCTCGCCCAGCAGATGGGACTGCCGCGAAGGAATGCCGCCCTGATCCGCGCAGCCGGATACCTGCACGACATCGGCAGATACATCGAGAACGAATACACGAGCGATTGTTGGCACGTGGCGAAAGGCGCTGATCTCGTGAGCCGCCTGCCGGTCCTTTGCGAGACGGCTGACTGGATCAGGCACCATCATACGTGGCACAACGGCGTTAGCTGCCTTGCCTCACTCGGTCATAAGAAGGTTCCCATCGAGGCGGCGATCCTCGCAGTAGCCGAGCACTTCAATGAGTCAATCACGCACGATGACGCGGAGACAACAGGACTCGACAACGCCATAGAAGACATCAGACGGCGAACCGGGACGCATTTCCATCCTGCCGTTGTGAAGGCGCTGCTCGCCACATCGCTGCGGACACCCACAACACGTTCACGCCCGGTCCGCTGATCGCTGCAGCCGAGGCGGATCTGATGATCTCCGAACCGTAAGCTGCGGCATGCCATTCTATCGGGTCGATTACAGACCGAGCGCGTCCGCGCTGTTCTCTTCGAAGAGTCTCCCCAGCCTCACATAAGGCTGGAGTGAGGCAGCAGAACAATGGCCTGTGTGCTGACGGATGATGTGTTCGGCGACGCCGGACCGAGATGCCTCAGTGCAGTGGCCGCTTCTGAGAGAATGCCCGCTGTATTTCGATGCATCCAGCCCTGCTGACCGTGCAGTCCGCTTGATGATCTCCCCGACAGACCTTCTGGACAGTCGTCCTGATACGATGTTGCCATGCCTGTCGAGACCTCTGAAGATAGCGCCCTCCGAAATGCCGGATTTCTCCAGCCATATCTTGAGAGCAGTCACGGGACAGGTATCAGGATTCTTGCCATTAGGAATACCGACCCACCTGCCCTCGCCCCGACAGGAGTCGAGTGGGGGCGCGCCACCCGGTCGGCTCGTGTAGAACCAGCCGGGTACGTTTCCCCCAAGCGCTCCTCGAACCGTGCGAGCGAGTTTCCCCGCACACGGCTCTCCGTAATATCAACCCGTTACCGCCGGTATCTGCATTAGCACGCCCCAGCCCCAGCGTTCTGTCGCCAGGGCTGCATCATGGAGGTTCTTGCGTTTCAGGTTGCGGTTGATAAGATAGAACGTCAGCCGCTTCCCACCCTTGGCCGTGGTACTATGACACCACGTCTTCGGTCCCCATTTGGGGTCCTTGGAGGTGGGTGGGCTGCGCCGTATCCATCTGTCCGCCGCCTGCGCGATTGTCGTGCGGTGCTTTCCCGCCACATAGTGGGCGTAGGCCCACCATGCTCGTGACCGAACCCGGGAGAAGACCTCTCCCGGCGCATCCACGCAGGTGTAGTAGTTCATCCACCCGCGTATCTTGCCGTTCAGTTGGGTCAGCACTTCGCGTTCTCCATGATGGCGGTGTCTGCATATATCGCGGATGCCCTCGACGACCGAGCGTATGGCTTTGTAGGGAATGACCATCTTCACGCGGGGCTGTCCCTTACCGTTCCTCTTCTTCCTGGAGAGGAACTTGTACGAGAGGAAGGTGAACCCATCGGTTATGTGGGTTATCGCCGTCTTCTCTGGGTGCAGGACCAGGCGGAGGTTCTCCGCGACCATGCGTGTCAGGTCTTCCTTGATGGCCTGCGCACGCGCCTTGGGCAGACTGCGCAGCACTATCACGAAGTCATCGGCATAGCGGACATAGGTGATCCTGGGCTTGATCGGCGCTTCCGTGCAAGGCAGTTGCTTGCGCCGTTTTATGAGCTGCCGGACTTCCTCGCGGAAACTCGGCTTGCCTTTGCCGGCGGCAAGCAGCTTTCGACGGTAGTGGATCTTCGTCGCAACGCAAGCGTGTTCCTTATTGAAACGCGCTCTGCGCTCCTTGGCGGTCTCAGGCAGGGCTTGATTGGCTCCGTAGGTCTGCTCAATATACACGTCCATCTCGTGGAGGTAGATATTGGCAAGAATCGGGGAGACAATGCCGCCCTGCGGCGTTCCGGCTTTCGTCGGGTTCCACATCTCGCGCTCGAAGTATCCTGCTTTGAGGAACTGCGCGATCAGTCTGAGAAACCGATCATCCCTGATGCGCTTCTGTAAGAGGCGCAGCAGGATCTGGTGGGAGATGTTATCGAAGCATCCCTGGATATCACCTTCCACCACCCAGTCCATTCGCACCTGCGGGGTGTCGCGAATGGTGTGAAACGCTGTGTGACAGCTGCGGTTCGGCCGGAAGCCGTGCGAGCAGTTCAGAAAGATCGGCTCGTAGAGGGCTTCCAGAATCAGTGTCACGGCGCTTTGCACCACGCGATCCGTGAAGGTGGGTATGCCGAGCGGCCGGAGTTTGCCGGACTTCTTCGGGATATACACGCGCCGGACCGGCTGCGGACGGTATGTGCCGTCTTGGAGCGCGGCGACCGTTGCCTCAAGGTCCTTGAGGGTCCAGTTCGCTCGGCTCTTGCCGTCGATACCGGGCGTGGATGATCCGTCGTTGTCCTTGATCTGCTCGTAGGCATAGAGCAGAAAGTCCTTCCGCGCGATCTCCCGGTATAGCCGGTCGAATCGCTTGTTCGTGTCGGTGCTCGCGAGTCTTGCGAGTCTGTGAAGTCGATGTTCGACGATCATTGTGAGGTCTTGTCCTCTCGTTCGTACTCGAAATCACTGATACTACTGGCTCACCTTGGCTCCACGGGCATTACCCCGCTTCACAGCTACTATGTGGCCCCTGCCGCCCGGAGGCATTCCAGCGCACACCTGGTATCATCCTCCGAGCTTCCCCGGTAGCGATCATATGCACTTTATCCGATGGACTTAGGCTCCTCATACACGCCATTGCATGCGACGCATGCCCGGAGGAGTCAGGCAGACGGGTTCAGCAGCCCACTAACCTCCCGATGACCGTGGTCATCATCCCGGCGACCCGACGACCAATTATCGGATCGCGACTCCTATGCCCCGATTTCCTGGTAGAGGCATCCCTCAAGCTTCAAGGCCAGACGTTGAGAATCAGACAATCCAGTCTTAGCCATATCCATCTTCCCAGAGGAGGCCACATAGGGTTCACAGGCAACCCCGTCCTCCCCCTTGTCCCTCCGAGAGCTTACCATCCCGGCAGTGTGTCGCCCGCCGAGACGCCGGAGGTAGGGACGTGACGCTGCTTCGTCACGGTGGTCCTGACCGCACAAGCGGCCCCACAAGCATACGACGCCCGAACGGGCGCCCCTGATCCGTCTTGCTGTGCCTGAGCAGGATCACCAGTCCCTCGTCACGGTAGCTGACATCATCTACATCCAGCCCTACGATCTCCGAGCGGCGAAACGCTCCGGCAAAACCCAGGAGGACAAGTGCTTTGTCCCGTGTGCCGATAAGGGTATCCGGCAGCGCCCGGGCGATCCTCTTTATATCTTCAGACAGCAGCGCGTCCACCGGTTTCGGTGGAGTTCCGATCTTTCGTGTCATTCCCCTGAGTAGCTCTTTAATAGCTGGGTGGCTCGTTGGTGTGGGATAGCCGGATGACCTATGCGCAGCGGCTATCACTGCCGAATGTCTGCGAATGGTAGGCACACGAAAGCCTTTCATCGCAAGGGAAGTGAGATACCAGGCGACCACTTCCGGCGCGGCAGGCAGGTCGGTAAGAGAGTGTTCACCGCACCACCGACTGAATGCTCGCCAGTCGCGCGAGTAGACTTCCTTGGTGCTCTCGGCGACGGTTGTTGAGAGGAACTCCTGGGCGTTTGTGAGGATCTCAAGAAGCTCAGGAGACGCTCCCTGAGTGGCTTCCTGGAAGACGTTGTTTCTGGACTGTAGTCTAGCATGACAGCCGGGCTTTTGCAAGTATCACCTCGAACACCGGCGTTCTCCTGCTATATCCTCGGAACAAAAACCCGTTCAAAGGAGCCGCCGTGACTATGAAGAATAAAGCGACATCAGAACCAAGTCAAGTCTGGGGTGGGAAAAGGGTAACGTCAAGGATTGTGTGTAAATTGCTTTGGTCGGTAGGCGTCATCCCACTTTCGGTTTTGGTATGTAAGAATTGCATACAGCATCCTGTCGACGCTCTTGCGGTTAGTGAAGCATG